TACGCGGAATGGTCAGCTACGAGGGGTAAAACCCGCATGGTAACTGCTCATTGTACTCCTCACACCAATAATCGGTGTAAGAAGGAGAGACGCCAACCACCACAGCTTTTAAGCTGGTGATGGTGAACACGCTGCCTGCTGCCGAGACTTGTACCCCACCCCAAGTACTAAAATTCCAAGGGGATGAGATCTCAGCATTAGACCTTAGCGGGTGCATGAGTTTCCTGAAAAAGAAACTCGACCCTTTTCCAGGCCGGTAGGAAACAACCAGCCGGGAAAACCTAACCGTGCTATGCCGCCTAACCGTTACTGAAGGTTTCGGGGCATGCAAGTACGAACTGAAATCCATGTCAGACGCTGGTCCAGTAAACCGCTCAAAAAGTTGCGGTATCCACCGGGTTACGAGCTTACATGTTTCAGAGTTGTACTCCATAGCCTTCAAGGCCAGAACTCTGCGGATACGATTATGATCGCACCACAGGTCTGGAACCGTACTAGGCTTTTCGGTTAAGAACACCGGTCGTACAGACGTACCCTTGAACCAATCTGCGCCGCAAGATTCGCGGAAGGGTCCTTGTGTAAAGGACTTGGCTTGATTAATATTAAAGCCGCAGAGGTTCAACATTCGGACAACGAGGTCGGAGATATGCTTACGTACGATAATATCATCACCGTACACAGCGAATTCATCCCGATTAACGTGTCCCTCGACTGCTTTAATGCAACCGTAAACTATGGCTGCAAAGATGGCAGATTCGAGCGCGAAGGTATAGCCGTTCCCCATCGAAGAGATTTTGTTAAACTTAATCTCCTCGCCCGCGACACACCCATTGGGTGATCGTAGATCCATGAGGTAGGCGTACCACTGAGATGGCAGTAGAAGCCGACATAACTCCGTGGAAACAGAGTCTGAGGCCGCTGCCAGATCCAAGGTTACAAATGACCTTGGATGGTCCCAATAAAGCGAACCAATCCGAGCAAGTTCCTGATTCTTAGTTTGAGAGTCAAGGTCTACGCCCCATCGTTTTAAACGACGGCGTATGTAACCATCGACCCCGAGCTGTAGATACAGGTTCATACTAGGCTCAATCGCGATAGAACGGTCAGTTTGACTGTTCTTGGGTACAAACGTGATTCGATTGGTAGACACCGGCGTTAAAACGGCAGAAAGAAACTCCTCTTGGTTTATGATTACATGTTTCGGAATATTATTACGTTCCCGGTAATCATCCTCAAGGGCCCCTCTCCAACGCTCGTCAGCTAGTATCACTTCTCGAGCATGCCCGAGTGCGCGCTCAGTACACGAGTAAGGCCACTCACTATATTTATGATATAGTGAAGTGTTCCTATCCTTAGTGTCGAGGTTAGCACCGGGTCCATGACGTGACCAATGCGTCAAAGCAGCCTGATCGGGTAGCGTTGCGCCCAACAGGCGATTAAGAAAGCCTAGGATATGTGTAAAAGCACACAATTCCAAAGGATCCGTTAAGGTAGCAAGCGCATTCCAACCAGATTGGTTGAATTTCGCGCAAGCGTCCTCAGCTGCAAAGAATTTTTCCAAAGCAGCGTCTCGTCGGGCTTTATTGTCACCCGCGAACCGGTATTTCTTAATCAAAGATGCCACTTGGTACCGACCGAAGAAAACTCCGGAGGGCACATCATCGGGGGTAATACCCTGTGGCCCCCAAGCTTCTGACAGCTCAAGGTAAGCAGCATAATCTCTTTTTCTAATTATGCGTTTTACCTCTATTATTTCGCTGTCTGTGAAGCAGTGACGTAGGTCATCAACTAAAGTGTTGAGAACCTTCCAAGGATAATCCTTGGGAATTCTAACCCCGAGATTTTCTCTCAGGGATTCGGACGTGCTATGTTTCATAGCTTGATCCCTCCTTGGTCTGTTTAAGTCCAATAGCGCATGATAACAGCGCCGGCAATTATACCGGAGACTGCGAGAACAATGATTGTGAGGAAGAAAGCTCTCTCATTCATCATCTCTAAACCATGAGCTGTAAGGACACAGAATCCATAAGGGTATCGTCGTCCAAAGTAGCAATGGCCTTCTGCCGCAAATGTTTCAATGTAGCAGCAGAAGTGCCGACGGGAACCGAAAAGGAGATATCCACAATGATGGGGGCGGTCAACGTAGTTGCCGCATCCACACCGGGAACCTCGACGTCGACGGTAAACTTTACCGTAGACTTCGAAACTCCTTTGAAGTTGCCGTTTCGCGTTGGGAACGTGCGATAGAGGCCAAGCATATCACGGCTTTCCGGCAAATGTCCGGCGCCAACATATACTGACCGATCTTGAAATTCCTGGTAACGGGTATAATTCTCCGTGACTAAGGTTTCATTATTCGCTACGTCTACTGACAAGCTGATTTGATTGGCTTGCATGGTTCTCTCCTTGTACTTGCATGCTCTTATCGTAGCATTTGCTTTAAGATAAGGCATAGGTCTAGGATTTTGAATACATCTACGTTCAATTTCGAATGCAGATATGTACTCGTCACAGGATCAACTTCTCGAACGAGGAGGAATTCCTCATGCTTCGCCTTAAACGGGGACGCATTACACACTCGTGTATTTGTCCAAATCGTCGGGGACGCAGCTGTTCGGATGTTGAACGCTTCGTTCGTCATGGTGTAATGTTCTTTCACCGTGACCCATGAGGCTCTTTGCCGAATATCGGCATTAGGAGTAAGGGCGGCTAGGCTTTCGCCTATGTTGATGAACCAATCGAAAATGAAACTAAGTGGAAGCAATTCCCACATCGTTTCTAGAGACTGATTCAATCCAAACGTACTTAGCGCGTCAACATCAACGTCGCATAGTATGCCAGCCTTCACAGAAACATCATACGTGATAGTGCGCTTCATGTCGCATAGCGACTCAAAGAAGAAAGCACGATCATACACAACATCACTGTGCTCCAGGTGACCGGCAGATCCACCCCGGTACTTCCGACGTACAGGTGCAGTATTCGCATTTAAAGCGCGTACGGCATTCTTAACATCGTAATACATAGGGCGAAGTGCATATCGGAATTCCAGATATCGCTGAGCCAATGCTTTTGGGGTTATCTCTTTCTTTAAGGCCTGCGTATTAAACTTCCGCAGTGCCTTCAGAATTCGATGTACCCTCCGCAGAGTTTCTGCGACAAAATCAACTGTCTTTCCGAATTCAGCAGCCGACGCCAAAGCGAGCATATCTACTTCACTCACATTTGCGCGTGCCGTTGTCATGGCTTCCGAGAGCTTTGAAGCTCGAAACTCAAGGAGCCCAGGAAGGTCTACAGTACCGAGAAAATCCGGTGCGTAGCCACTCCCATCCTGAAATGGAATGCATGTACCTGTCCGCTTGTACCCATACGGTTGACCATAATGCAAATTTGTGGTCTCGGTATAGATGGTAGTCGGAGGGTAAGGGTAGCTAAAAACCTGCTTGACTAAGAAGGGATTATTAATAATATCTCCTTTAGCCAAACGTTTTCGCCAACCTGCTGTTTCCACGTCTTCAGAATGCTGAACAACGGTGTTCCCCGACGATTGAAACACGTAATGATTGGGCATTGTCACCCAAGCACCCCCTGGACTGGCCATAATTAAATCTATGGATCCTGTCAAGGGCGGGTCACTACTAACTACTCGGTCTCTTACTCTCATCACTACCTCCTTTTGAGGCAGTGAGAGTTTTCGATCGAGGACGGGCCTCAACGCCCTCAACCGGACCAACTCAGCACTAATTTCGTGTCTGAGCGGGCCGACCCATCGCTAGATGGTGTGGAACTAACCACATGGAACCCGGAAG